GGTTTTATTGGTTCAGGCAAAGACACAGTTGCTGACTATCTAGTCAACTTTCACGAATTTCGCAGAGAAAGTTTTGCCAACACATTAAAAGACGCAGTTGCCGCAGTATTTGGCTGGGATCGTACAATGCTGGAAGGCCGCACAAAAACTGCTCGTGAATGGCGTGAACAAGTAGATCCTTGGTGGGCAGAACGCTTAAATATGCCTAATTTAACTCCACGCTGGGTACTACAATATTGGGGCACAGAAGTATGTCGCAGAGGCTTTCACGATGACACCTGGATCGCCAGCCTAGAAAACAAACTGCGTAATTCTTCAGATAACATTGTAATTAGCGACTGCCGTTTCCCCAACGAAATAGCCAGTATTCGCCGTGCAGGCGGTAGAATTGTGTGGATCAAACGAGGTGCATTGCCCGACTGGTATGATGCCGCAGTAAACGTAAATCGCGGACCCGACGGCAATATGATGTGGTCTTCTAGTAAAACTAAATTAGAAAGCACAGGAATTCATGCTAGTGAAACAGCATGGGTGGGCACAAAATTTGACGCAGAACTAGACAACAACGGCAGTATTGACGACCTATATCTAGCAATTAAAAATCTGGTGTCAAATCTCCCTGCCGCCACTTGACACCTTCTTGGTGCAGTATGCGTTGACAGTTGGCGCATACTGTTTTTAGATTAGTGGGTCTACAGTTATCTAAATTTCCGTCTATGTGAAATACATTAAAGACCTTTGCGTTTTTACTTTTAAACCCACACTTTTCACAAAAATCTTTTTGCCTATAACCTAGTTGATACCATCTAGGTTTTTTCAGTGTGGTGCCGCGGGCGCAACTGTCACACTGACTCCTGTAAAATACTTTCTTTCCCTTGTAGTAGTTCACTGCACAGGGCTTGGAATCACATGTTTTACATAAAGGTCGCATACGATATTTAGCAACCGCCCTTTTCGTACCCTTTTCTAGATGTTATAACGGGCTCTTTCTACTAAGTTACGCTAAATATTATGAGTAATAAAGGAGACCACTAAAATGGCTTTAACTTCACCAGGCGTACAGGTTTCTGTAATCGACGAAAGTTTTTACACACCTGCTGAACCAGGTACTAGACCACTAGTTATCGTTGCTTCAGCAGCCAACAAAAGAAATGCTTCAGGTACCGGCACAGCCCAAGGTACCCTAACAACCAATGCTGGAAAAGTTTATACTGTAACAAGTCAAAGAGAACTAGCAGACTTGTTTGGAGATCCAACTTTCCGTGTTGACAATAACAACAACCCAATTCACGCAGGCGAATTAAATGAGTTTGGCCTGCAAGCCGCATACAGTTTCTTAGGTGTGGCTAACTCAGTATTGATTGCCCGTGCAGATATTGATTTAACAGCACTTGAGCCATCGGCAGACGCACCTGGCGGAGATCCTCAAGACGGTACATTCTGGTTAGATACAAGTACAACACAATGGGGTATTTTTGAATGGAATGCCGCACCTGCCAGCACACGTAACGGACAAAGTTTTATTTCTAAAACACCGCTAATCGTGTTGGAAGCAAGTCAATTAACTGCTACCGGACCAAAGGCAGGCGTTGGACGTATTGGAGATTATGCTGTAGCCGTTGGAACAGATAGCGACCCTGGACCAGGCACACCTAGCACAATCGATAAACAAACGAATCATGAAATTTCTATGTACTTTAAGAATCGCAGTGGCATCTGGGTTAAAATCGGTACTCCAGAATGGATTGCTAGTCACCCAACAGCAACCGGCTCATTTAATGACACTACATATGCTACAGACTTAACATTAACTATTAATGGTGGCATAGATGTTCTAAACGGTAAGAATGCTAATACAATGGCCAAAGTTGCAGATGCTATTAATGTTAGTGGTCCAAGCGGTATTACAGCAACCTATACAAGTATAACTAACACACTTGAAATATTTTCAGAAGGTGCATCAGTTCAATTGCAAGGTACGTTTATAACCAATTATTCCGTAGGATCTGGACTAACGCTGGAAGAAGGCGGAGACGCAAGTGGCATTTATCCAAATAAGGTATACTATCCACCTGCATTAACTATTGCAAAACATACGCAAGTCCCTGCATACAGATTGCGCGATACAAATCCGCGCCCAACAGGTTCTGTATGGATTAAGACTACGGAACCAAATGCAGGAGCACGTTGGAGAGTTAAAAAATACAACGGAAACACTGAACTGTGGGCCAGTGTCGAAGCACCAATTTACGCAAATGCACATTCAGCACTTGCTGAATTAGACAAGACTGGTGGTGGTATTAACATTCCATTAAACAGTGCATTTGTTGAATACAACTTTGATCAACACAGTTCTCCACAAGCAGAATTCCGTGTTCTACGTCGTTTCCGTACTGGCGAAACAGTAATCCGCAGTAAAGAAATTACATCTTCTGGTATAACTGCTGGCACTTACACAATCCAGATTGGAGAAAGTCTAGTTGGTAGCGCCAGTATGACTCCTAAAATTGTTGATATAACAGTTACAGGATCTCTGTTGGACAGTGAAGCAATTGCTGCCGCAATCAATAATCCAGTATATAACGGTGTATCACAAGGTGCATTTAAAAATATTATAGCCAGCGTTGACAATTTAAATCGTGTGGTAATAACTCATAATTCTGGCGGAGAAATACGTTTTGCAGACAACGGCGATAGCACTAACTTTGTTGGATTCCTATTAAAGTTTGACAATAATAGTAATGTCTATAAAGTTCGTGAACAAGATGCAGACGGTGTTGAATTAGAATTTGGCGAAGGCGGCGTATTTCAGTATGTTGCCAGTAACTGGATCCCAATGACCATTACTCCTGATACTGCCAATGTTGTGCGTCAGAGTTACTATATCAGTAATGATAACCCACAGACACTAGTCGCTGATGGTACGCTATGGTACAGCAGTGTAGTAGACGAGGTAGACGTCATGGTACACAATGGAAATACATGGGTTGGCTACGGCAATTACCAGCAGTTTGATCCTACTAGCGGTAATCCAGTAGTTACAAACCCAACAGGACCGATTGTTGCTGCCAGTGAACCAGTGGAGCAAAGTGATGGCACTGTGTTAGTAGAGGGTGACCTATGGGTCGACACTAGTGATATCGATAATTACCCGGCAATTAAGCGGTACGACGGCGCTAACAAACGTTGGATATTGTTAGATAAGAGTGATCAAACAACAGAAAACGGCGTACTGTTTGCAGATGCACGTTGGAACGAAGACGGATTGACATCAGATCCAGCAAGTATTCAAGAACTGCTAGTCAGTAATTTCTTAGATTTTGATGCACCAGATCCTGCATTATACCCACGCGGTATGTTGTTATGGAATCTACGTCGAAGCGGATTTAACGTTAAGAAGTTCAAGAAGAACTACATTAACACACTAGATGATAACATTCGCTACAAGGCAAGCGAAAGCGATAACGGTCTCAACCCAACAAGCGGCGATAGCATGGCTGAATATTACCCACACCGTTGGGTCACAGAGTCTGGAAACCAAGCAGATGGTAGTGGATCGTTTGGACGTTTTGCACAGCGTAAAGTTGTACTACAAAGTCTACAAGCATTAGTAAACAGCAATCAAGAAATTCGCGACACAGAGCGTAACGGATTTAACTTATTGGCTTGCCCGGGTTATCCAGAACTAATCGGCGAAATGATCAGTCTAAACTACGATCGTGGTTTAACATCTTTCGTAATCGGTGATACACCTGCACGTTTAACACCAGATGCTACAACAATTAACAACTGGGGTACAAATGCCGCACTGGCACTAGAAGACAATGAAAAAGGTCTTGTAAGCAGTGATGAATATCTAGGCGTTTTCTATCCATGGGGCTTTACCAGCGACAACGCTGGCCGAGACATAATTGTTCCGCCAAGTCATATGATTATGCGTATGATTGCTCTAAGCGATCAAGTTTCATTCCCATGGTTTGCACCAGCAGGTACACGTCGTGGTGGTATTACTAACGCTTCATCTGTTGGTTACCTAACTGACGAAGGTGAATTCCAATCAGTGGCACTAAATGAAGGCCAACGCGATACATTGTACAATGTAAAAGTTAACCCAATTACATTCTTTGTAGGCGCAGGTCTTGTGAACTTTGGACAAAAGACTAGAGCAAGAAATGCAAGTGCGTTAGATCGCATCAACGTAGCACGTTTGGTAATTTATCTACGTAGCCAGTTGAACAAACTAGCAAAACCATACATCTTTGAACCCAACGATAAAATCACTCGTGATGAGATCAAGCAACAAGTCGAAAGTCTATTGCTAGAACTAGTTGGACAACGAGCACTGTATGACTTCTTAGTAGTCTGCGATGAAAGCAACAACACACCTAACAGAATTGATAGAAATGAACTATACGTTGATATTGCTATCGAACCTGTCAAGGCCGTTGAGTTCATTTACATTCCAGTACGCTTGAAGAACACTGGCGAAATCGCTGGACTATAAGTGAATAAATAAAAATAACGGAGAGCATACAATGGCTATTTCAACACTAAGCAAATTATCAGTACCGTTGGCTAGTGACCAATCTGCAAGCGCACAGGGCATGTTAATGCCTAAGTTGCAGTACAGATTCAGAGTTTCTTTTGAAAACTTTGGCGTGTCAACACCAACAACTGAACTAACTAAACAAGTTATTGATTGCACAAGACCAAACTTAACTTTTGAAGATATTGAACTTCCAGTTTATAACTCAAAAGTACGTCTTGCAGGGCGACACACATGGGAAAACATCAGTGTTAACCTACGTGATGATGCCAGCGGTCAAGTACAAAAATTAGTTGGTGAACAACTACAGAAACAATTCGATTTCTTCGAACAAGCCAGCGCAGCCAGCGGCAGCGATTACAAGTTTACAACTCGTATCGAGATTTTAGATGGCGGCAATGGTGCAAACACACCATCAATATTAGAAACATGGGAAGTGTATGGTTGCTACCTACAAGGTGCTAACTATAATACACTAAACTACGCTACCAGCGAACCTGTGACAGTTGCACTAACAATTCGTTATGATAACGCAATTCAAAGTCCAACAGGCACTGGTGTTGGTACAGCAGTGGGTCGAGCACTTGGCACTCTTGCTACTGGCGGCGGTTAATATTACCCGGGAGACTAAAAAGGACACTTCGGTGTCCTTTTTTTATTATCTGTACAGTTTTTAACACCGGATAAATATTAATATGTCAAAATTCTTTAAAAACTTTCTAAGTAACGTAGGCGGCGGTATAACTAATCCCAAGGGAAATCTGGGAGATTTTAGACACGCCAGTAAGTTATTTGTAGACAGCAATTACCGATTAGCACCAAAATCAAAATTTCTTTATCACGTGGTGTTCAACATTCATCCTGTGGTCAAGTCTCGTATGCCGTTTATTGGCAACAACATAACAGCACTAAACATGTTGGTCAAAAGTGTCGATTTACCTAAGTATAAAATAAACACAGATTTAGCCTACCAATACAATAGAAAAAAACAAGTCCATACTAAGATAGAATACGAACCCGTGAATTTAATTCTCTACGACGATAACTTAGGTATTTCAACAAATATGTGGGCAAGTTACTACGGATATTACTTTGCAGATTCCAGTCACGGTGGTAGTGCAGGATCCATGCCTGGTGCGCCAGGATCCTCTGGTGGATCAACACCATTTGCTGGATTGGGGGGACTAAAAAATCTATGGGACAATGTAAAACAAATTCCTGGAGCCATCGCAGGCATATTCAAGAAAAAAACAAATGTTCAGAACAAAGGTGGCGGCAGTGACCCTGCAACACCAGTGGCATTTCAAAGTAATGCGTTTGATATATCGAATAAATTTAGATTTGGCTTAGACAATAACAGTTCAGTGCCGTTTTTTACCAGCGTACAAATCTTTCAATTGAGTCGTAAATCGTATCAGTGTTTTACACTTGTAAATCCTAAAATAGTAAGTTTTCAACATGATAATTTACAGTACGCAGAAGGCGCCGGCACTACACAAAATACAATGAGTTTAATCTATGAAGGTGTAATCTACGGAGTGGGTGCAGTTAAACAAGGAATTCCTACAGGCTTTGGAACAGAATACTACGACAAAGTTCCAAGCCCACTGAGCATATTAGGTGGCGGAACAGCAAGTTTATTTGGTCAAGGCGGTGTGTTAGGTGGAGTCTCGGACATACTAGGTGACCTAAGCAACCCTGATACATTTACCAACCCAGGTGCATTATTTGGTACGTTGGTCAAGGGTGCAAACACATTTAAAAACGCCAAAGAATTAACACAACCCGGTCTTCAACGAGAAGGATTTAGCATAGCCAAAAGTGCTATCACTGCGGTCACAGGTGTAGACGTTAGTGGTGTTGCTAACGTGGCCTTTCCTAAAGAAGCAGGCCGCGGCCAAAATCAAACTACTACTGCATTAGCACCTAAAGAATCTGTCAAACCGCAGTCATTAACAGCCAGCGAACAATCAATAATCAATGATAATCCTGTGGCTTTAAGTACTTTGGTAAGTAAAGCAACCACAGCAGGTGTTGTACCACCTGGACCAAATGCAGAGAGTCAAGTAAAAAGTTTAATGGCCAGTGGCCGAAATTTAAAATTAAATTCTCTAGCACAAAAAGTTGTAGCAGACGTAAAAGGATAATATGTCAAATAGTAATCTACCACAAGAACCACAAGACACAGACAGCGGTCAGGCTGTTAAATTATTTTTTAATAATTATTTTAACCAGACAGTCACATTTCCAGCCAGCGAAATAGATGCAGTAGTTGGGTTTTTTAAAAAACGCGGGTTTGATGACCTTGCAAGCAATTCCACATCTATTGTGCTACTGCAACAGGCTAGACTAGATGATGTAAATGTATTTCAGTTACTGGACACACTCAAAGGTCTTACAGAACTTCAATTAAGTGCAGTGGTCACTGAAGTGTTGAATTATAATCGACAAAAAAATTCAACACTAGGATACCGTGTAGAAGATACCAGTGAATTATTAGAAAAACGAAACGTATTGATATGACCAAGTTTGCACAGGGAAAATATGTATTAAAAAATCCTGACAAATATATAGGAAACAGGACTCCCACTTACCGCAGTAGTTGGGAGTGGGCGGTAATGAACATGTGCGATAATAATCCAGCCATTGACAAGTGGGCCAGTGAAGCAGTTAAGATACCCTATCGTTGTCCGTTGACTGGAAAACAAACAATCTATGTACCAGATTTTTTTGTAAATTTTGTAGATAAAAACGGCAAACAACACGCAGAAGTGTGGGAAGTAAAACCCGCGGCACAATCAATCAAAGAACGTGTGGGTCGTAATCCTATGAATCAAGCCGCATACGTTAAAAATATGGCAAAATGGGAAGCCGCAAGAGCATGGTGTGCAAGACAAAGTATCGCATTCCGGGTGATTTCTGAAAACGACATTTTCCATAAAGGAAAGCGATAAGTAAAGTTATGACGAAGAAACTTGAAGAATTACTTAACTTGCCCGAAACACAAGAATTAGTTAAACCTGAAAAGAAGCGTGGAAAATTAGACCCTAAGGTATCTGCACCTGCAGATAATTTATTTCGCAATATCAGCGACATAGATAAAATTGCATCGGCATTGCCGCAGGTAAAAGGTCTTGGAGACCTAAGCGATACAGAATTCGACACATTAGCCCAACGTGCTACAGATGCCTATGACGATTTAATGGACTTAGGCATGAATGTGGAGCCAAGATACAGCAGTAGGATCTTTGAAGTAGCACAATCAGCACTTAAAAACGCCATAGATGCTAAATCAGCAAAGATTGACAAGAAATTAAAAATGATCGAATTGCAGTTAAAAAAGGCAAAATTAGATCAAGATGCACAAGGAAAAGACCCAGATGGCGCTGGTGCGATTCATGGTGAAGGTGTGCTTATTACAGACCGCAATAGCCTCTTGGAAAAACTGCGCAATATAAAATAAATACATTACTGGAATCGAACTATGAAATCATTTAAAGACTATCTAACAGAAAGCAAAAAGACCTATGCTTTTAAAATTAAAGTAGCAGGAAAACTTGGAGAAAGTTTTGCTGAAGACCTACGTTCAGCAGTAACTAAATTTTCCATTGCAAATCTAAGCAAAGGAAAAAGTAGTCCTATTCAAGAAACTCAAATTGACTTCCCCAATCTTAAAAACGAATCAGTTACTGTTTTTGATTTAGAAGTACACTACCCAACAACTAGTCCGGTACTTGAGCAGTACATTGTTGATATGTGCCGTTGCGCAAAATCAATGCTACGTGTTCAAGGAGCCAATGAGTATACTGTTACACACGAAGAGCGCGAACACGCTAAAGAGAACGACGGTAAAGCATTACTAGGTCAGTGCGATCCAGAACCATCAAACAATCAAGGTATTGTAGGCGAAAAACATACTATGTCAATGCTTAAAGACCTTATGAAAGAAAAACATGCAGGCGAAGAGTACAAAGGTGTTAACGATGCTATTCTAGCAAGTTCTTCTCCACGCGGTACGGCCACAGAAATGCCAGAAGGCACATCTATCAGCCCAATTGGCTCTAAAGCCCTAAAAGGAAAATAAAATGGAAATGAAAAAACTACTGAATATTATTTCAGAAGGCAAACAAATTACAGAAAACTGTGGCGGCATGATGAACAGTGCTACCAGCATTCCTGGTGCACCTAGCACACCTCCAGTGTCTATGAGTGTTAATTTAAATGCTCAAGGTATTGATCAAATCAAAGACTTGTTAAATCTGATGAACAAAGCAGACAGTCCATTAGCACCAGGTGTATTAGGTCAAAGTCCTGCGCCAATGCCAATGCCAACACCCGCTGATGTTCCACCAATGATTTCTCAGCCAATGTTGACACCTAAAGCAGAGCCTATGGGCACAGCACCTGAAGGTCCAAAAGCACCTGATATGAGAGATTTAATTAAGATTGCATCTGCTCCTGACACAGAGCCCGACGATCAAGAAATGGAACCAGGCGAAAAACCAGCAGCCAAAAAAGAAATGCAGGCAGTAGCAGGCGAAGTTAAAGGTCTTGCAGATGAACTAAAAAATAGTCCTGCAGGAACAGGCATGGATGAACCAACTACCTATGGCATGGATGCCGCTGTACCGTCTGGCGATGACCTACATAAGCAAAAAGGTGCTTATCCAAAAGTCAATGGTGGTGATAACCCTATGGCATTGGAACAATTGAAGAGTCAGTTGTTGGCACTTTATAAAGAAATTAAAGAAGATAGATAATAGTTTCGTCGCAGTTAGCACCCTGTCCAAGGTGCCAAATAGACCCTTCGGGGTCTATTTTTTTCGGTAAATAATTACATGGCAGGAAAAACATTAGACGGCGTCTTAATTAAGAAAGCCCATAAACAAGAAAAGTTCACTGAACAACAGATTCAGGACCTTTCTATGTGCGCGGACCCCGAATCAGGATATTTGTATTTTGCAAGAAATTTCTTTTACATTCAGCATCCTGTTAAAGGTAAAATGAAGTTTGAACCATATGAATATCAATTAAGATTAATGGATAGTTATCACAACTATCGATTCAACATTAACATGATGCCACGGCAATCAGGTAAAACTACCTGTGCCGCTGGTTACTTGTTGTGGTATGCAATGTTCCATCCAGATCAAACTATCCTAGTTGCCGCACACAAATACACAGGTTCGCAGGAAATCATGCAACGCATAAGATATGCTTATGAGTTGTGCCCAGATTATGTACGTAGCGGTGTTACTAACTATAACAAAGGGAGTATTGAATTTGACAACGGATCAAGAATTGTATCGGCAACTACTACCGGCAACACTGGTCGTGGTATGTCAATTTCCTTATTATATTGCGATGAGTTTGCATTTGTGCAACCTAATATTGCAG